AAGTCTCTTTTGCTTTTTGCGGAGCTTTACTTCCAATAGGAACTGTCATTTTAATTCTGTACTGGGCATTCATTACGTTCCAGATAATCCTTGAATGTTCCATAATCTTAAGTAAATTGAAAGATCTAATTAATCTTTCAGTATAAGATATTCTTGAAACCGAATTAGCTTTAGAATAAGAGATATAAATCACCTGAGCATCTAATAATCTTCTTTGTCTGGTAGTTTCACCGTAGTACTGCCACCAGATAGTTTCCCTTGTGCCATCAGCTTTTTTTTCTATAGCTGGCGTAAGACTTATAGCATCTAATTCTTTAAATCCCACAATTTCTTTTCCGTCACTAGAATAAATGATTTCAAATGCCAAAAATCCCTCAACAATTAATTGCCTAAAATATTGCCATCCTGTTATCCCGTTGCAAAAATTATGAAGCACATAAAGTTTTCTGAAATTACCTCTTAATGATTTTAATACGTCATCCTTTAATTCCATATTAATAGTTGCAGGATGACAGAAGAAGTTCTTCTCATCATAAACTATACCTTCATCACAAATAGTGTCTAAGATGTATTCTATTTCAGCATTAAGTGCAAATGTTCTAAGAAAATCTCTTTTGAATGGATAATCCTTATCGAAATATGCTATGTATTTTTTATTTGTGGTATCCTGTGCAGCTATACTATAAATAAAATCTTCATCATCTCCAGAGAATCCAAATCTTTCTCTCATATTAGCTTCCGAAATACCTATAGCCATAGAATCCTCTATTACCATATCTTTATATTCCATACCAAAAGATCCTAAACCACTAATTGATTTTAATATCCTTGAGATATTAGGATTAAACTTTCCAATATTATCTAGAAATCCTGCCATATTTTTTTATAGTGTAAATTCTTCTTCTCCCTCAGCTGGTGCTTCACCTGTTGATCCTTCAGCTGGTGCTTCGTCTTCAGCTGGTGTTTCGCCCTCAGCTCCACCTGTTGCTCCTTCAGCTTCTTTTTTCTTTTCAGCAGCTTCTTCTTTAGCTTTTTTGTTATCAGAAATATCTTGATTATTCATTCCTAGGAATCTATCAACTAAGAAATCCATACTGAAGTATTTTTTACCTTCTGAATTTAGTAGGCCCGATATTTTTATAACTTGATCCTTTCTTGCTACCATTACCTCCATATCCTTGGCTTCTCTAAACATATTTTCCTTAACATAGTCTAGTCCGAATTCAGATTTTAGAATGTAATCGGTTTTTAGATTAGGAAAATCTAAACAGAATTGAACCCATAATGGTTTCATTAAGATCTCTTGATATATTGATCTTAGTCTATTTATAAATTTACCGAATCTAATTTCTTCTTGGTCTAATCCTTCTGCAGTAAATGTGATAGTACCTTCTGATCCTGATTCTTCTCTACCGAATCTAGTAGCAGGTATTTTAGAATCCATCCTTAATTTATTTGCAAAATATTTTAATACTGTAGTATCAGAGAATGCAGTAGCATCACCTGCTCCAGCTAAAGGTTGAATATCTGGTGTTCCGTTAGGAGATGAAGGCATTAAATAATTCTTAAAGAATTGTATTTTGGGTTTTCCGTCCACTGATAATTCTCCACTATCGGTATTTAATCTAATATCTTCTTTATAGATTGACATTAACTCTCCAAGAGTCTGCTTAGCTTTTTGCGGAGATTTAGTGCCAATTGGAACTGTCATTGCCATACGATAAGAAGAATTCATTACGTTCCAGATGATTCTGGTGTGTTCCATGATTCTAAGTAAGTTAAATGATCTAATTAATCTTTCAGTATAACTTACTCTACCTGCTGTACCTCCACCTTTAGCATAACTTATATAAATTATCTGCGAATCATAAAGCTTTCTAGTCAAAGATGGGTTATCTGGATATTGAATCCATATGTCTATAAATGATCCATCGGGTTGTGCTTCTACTGTTGGTACAAGAGAAGCAGGATCTAATTCCTTAAAACCTACTATATTTTTACCTTTCTTATCAAATACTATTTCAAAAGATAATATACCATCGGATAAGAATTTTCTGAATAAGTGCCAAGCTAATATGTCTTGGTTAAATCCAAATAGATTATAAATCTCTTTGTATCTTTTTTGTACTTTATCGTATGTCTCTTCATCAACATCATCGTGCTGCATAAATGAGAAATAAGCCCAAAAGTTTCTTTCATCATACACTATAGCTTCATCACAAATAGTATCTAAAATAAATTCAATCTCAGGATTCTGTGAAAAACCTTGTAAGTAATGCTTTTTATTTTTATAATCTTTATCAAAATAAGCTATATACTGCTTAGTTGTTGTATCTGCTCTTCTTAAACCGAATAAGAAAGCCTCATCTTTAATACCACCTTTTTGTAGGAATTGTGCCTCACTTACACCTACTGCTTGTGAATTTTTAATCACTAGATCCTCGTAAGACATACCAAAACTGCCCACTTTTTTAACGCTATCTATAATAGCACTAAAGAATGTTTTTTTATCGTCTGTAAATCCAGCCATTAGATCTGTAAATTTTTCTTATATATCTCATTTAACTGGGTCCCTTCAATTGACCTAGTATCCAGATATACTATTCTAGTCCAATCTTCATAAGGAATTTCCACAACATCACGAACTTTTTTTAAATCCCATGCTCTATAAGCATGTTTGTAATTAATACCTTTAAGTATTATATCCAAAGTTTCGTAATCTGTTTTTAACGGAACCTGACTTTTTATATCTCCTCTATCAATTTTTTCTTGATTCTTTTCTATGATGTCTTGATAAACACTTTGTATTCTTGTAAAGAAAGGAATTCTAAATTGAGGAGACAGCAATATTAAATCTATACCATAAAATATTGACTTATCTTGATAGCTATTAAAGCCAGTAAAGAATACTATAGGTCTTTTATTAATGTACTTTTTATTTTTTTCTAATTGATCGTTATACTCAAAAGAATAAACTTTACCAGGTAAAAAACCTGAAGGATTAAATTGACTCTTACTATTTACAAATGTTTTAAACCAGTGCATAAAAGAATCCTCAGCTAATGAGGAAAGACCAGATACAGATAATTTATAATCTTCAAATTGTGTTTTAAAAGGTTTCATCGCATTATAAAGGTTTCGTTTATAGCACCAAACTTATAACCCCTAGATTCTGCAAATCTTGTTGCTGCTTCAAACTTACATCTATTTGTGATCCAAGTTTTAAGTCTTTCATTATAGCTTCTTATTTTCTTCTCTGTAAGATTACCAATGGGTTCTTTTGGTCTTAGATGTAGAGCATACTGATCCTCCGGCTTTATTTCAATTAACCAATTTTCTACTGAGTTATTTTTTGCTACTTGAATATAATAATCAACAAAGTATTTATGCTCTTTGTGATCAATTGGACTCCAATAAGGAATATCTGTAGGTTCTGAGCTCCATTTAGTTATATTGGGATTAATATCACAATACTGACAAAATCTTTGTTCCCAAGAGCTTCTATAAATTATATTATGGATATCACCAATATACTTTTCTGGATTGGTAGGGTAGTATTTACCAGACTTCCATTTACCATTCGGTTTTAGTTTTTTGATGTCCATTCACAATTATATATTATAATTGGAATTTTCTTCTCTTACGATTCTTGAAAATGGTATAGTTTTAGGAGCTTTAGGTGGATATATTTTTTTCCAACCTTTCTTCATTCCGTTATGTGCTATTTGTGAAATGAAAGCAAAAGGATTATCGGATTTTTCTGGATCGTATCTGTTCCAGTATTTTATTAAATCCTCTAATCCGAACGAGATACAATCTTCGCGATCTTCGTGATCTCTGTAGGAATGAGTCTTAGACATTCCGTTTACTATTAAGGTAAACATTTGCACAGTTTCGGATGTGAGTTTTCCTACTTCTTTGCTTTCTTGTAAAGCTCTTTTAAGCTCTTTGTTTTTTACATATATCATTGTGCTTCGGGGCTGTTATTTTGGAGTTTTTCTATTTGATCTTCTAAATTTAATCTTAATTTTTCCAAATTTATCCTCGAATTTCTAATTGTTTCTATACCTATCTTACCGTGTTCTTCGCTAGAAGTTTCCAATTCTTTTATCTTTGCTAGACAATCTTTCAAATCATCTAAAACAAAATTGAGTCTGTTGCCAATACCCTCTTCGGATTTTTGGTCAACAGACTCAATTATTTTCTTCGTAATTACTTTTTTTTTGATGCTCTTCCTGGTGTAGAAGCAAAGGCTGCTACAGAATCTGCTTCTGCAAATCTTTTACCATTCTTATTGGAATTTCCGTGAGCATCTGCTAAATTAGCTCTCTCTTCTTTTTCAATAAACTTTTTAGGTACTTCTTTTGATCCTGCAGGAGCTTTTTCAATGTGTGAATTTTTTTGACTCTCTTTAATTGCAAGATTCATATTCTTAAGATCCTGAATAAATTTAGCTGATCCTTTAACAGATCCGCTTGGTGCTTTAGATAAATCTAAATTTTCTAAGCTATCAATAAAGTTTTTTCCTTTACCAGCAGATCCTTTAGGAAGTTTTGCTAAATTACTAGCTCCAGATTTTACACTGTTTCCTGTTTCTGATGATTTTCCACCAGAATTAGGAGTTTTTCCAAAATTAGCATTTGAATCATTATCTATAAACTTAGGTGATGCCCCTGTTTTTTTATTTGGAGCAGCAGCCATATGCTTTTTAGATAAATTCATAACTGATTTATCTTTATAGCTAGCTCCTTTAGCTCCTGGTGCAGATGCTAAATTTTGATTGGATTCATTAGCTAAATCATCTGTATATTCAATATCTAAATCGGGTGTTTTAATGTCGTAGTTGTTAACTTCATCAGTAAGATCTTCTACATCAGAGAAGAAATATTCTCCTGTTTTTCCCTCTTGGAATAATATAGTGTAAGTCTTAGAGCTTCCATCTACTCCAATCACTCTGCCTTTAACGCCGTTTCTTTTTACTCTAACCTCAGTATCAATTGGATATCCAAGATCTTCATTCATATTTGAAGAAACGTCTTTAGCTTTATTTTCAAATCTTTCAATTTCTACATTGATTTGATTCCATCTGTCTTTTAAAGATTCGATTTCGTTTTCGATACCTTCTTCTAAAGATATTAATTCATCAGAATTAGCAATAAGAGGATTTTGTTCTTTAACAACATCCAATTTTTTTAATTCGCTTTCTAAGATATCAATATTCTTAACGATTTCTGTTTTGTCATTTTTCATAACACTTAAGAAAGCTACTTCGCCATCTAAGAATTCTGTTAAAGATTCAGAGATATCATATTTAATAAAGTCTTTAACGATATTAATCGCTTGAGTAGCATTAGCTTCGTATATTTTATTTAATCTCATTGCTGGATTAACTGTTTGAACGTAGATAGATGTGCCAATTTTAAATATATTAGCTTCTACACCTTC